GGCGTTCGTTGTGGTGAGCTATGACAACAGCGAGGTGGCAACGTCCAGCACGTTCCCGACGGATTACGCAAACGCTGATCTGGGCGAGCTCACTGTGACTTCTGAAGCAGGAGCCTCTGCGGGTGAGACGAAGATTAAGGTTTCCGGGCAGGAGCTGTCCGGTACAACGCTCCTGTACAAGACCGGTATCAAGACGGCGAAAGTCTATAAAGGTATGAAGATGACCGACGCATGGAACGACTTCGGCGACACACCGAACTTCACGACCGGCGTAACCATCGACGAGCTGACCGCAGGCCACGTCATTACTGTCGTGGAATTTGACGCCGCTGGTAAAGCGATCAAGGCGGGTATTGCTACAATTGTAGTTAAAACTGGGGATTAAGGAGTGATGCCATATGGCATACACTGAATCAATCGTCCTTGGGATTGTCAAGGCCAGACTCAACCGTCTGGCCTCTGACACTTCTCTGGACGAGTATTTATTGCAGCGCATTGAGGCGGCTGACAAAGAGCTTGAGCGGACAGGCATATTTTTAAAGACCGACGACATTGACGACGCGGTATTTCTGGCGGACTTCGTGGCGTGGAAGCACAATAACCGCGACAACCCTGACGGCATGCCCGAATGGCTGCGGCTGGCGAGACGCGAGCGGTGGTTGTCGGGAAAGGGGCGGCCTGATGATTCTGGATAAAGGATTCTGCTCGATTTACGAAGTCGCAAATTCTGCGCCTGCTGGCGGTATGCCCGTCGAAAAGCTGAAGTTAAAATACCGGTCATGGTACGGCGAGCTGGATTTTAGCACCACACCGTACCAAGCGGAGATGCAGGAAGATGTTGAAATATCTGCCCGCGTGCGGATTGTCCAGAACCGTAGCATAAGCAACCACGACGTGGCTATCCTGTCGAACGTATTGCCGCCGCCTGCCAGCGCGATCCAGTACCGTATCGTGCGGGCGTACCACGGCACAGACGACGAGAACGGCCAGCCCATCACCGATTTGTCACTAGAAAAGGTGGTGCAGCAATATGTCCTATGATCCGTTGGAGAACTTCAAGGCGCTGCTGCTGACAGCAGACCCGAAAGCCACCCGGTACAAGTCCATGCAGCAGGGCAATTATACGGTTTGGTCTGAGTACGGTACAAACTCGATGCGCGGAAACGACACCACAGGCGAGCGGGCGTACAAGGTTCAGGTTGACCGGTTCACAAAAACAGAAAACGATTCTGTTGTGGCGGCGATCACGGCGATGCTGGACGAACAGTGCTTTGGCTATGAGTATCTCGTAGACTACGAGCAGGACACCGGATACATACACCATATCTGGGACTGCGAGGTTGACTGACATGGCGCGGTTCGACACGTCCGGCATTGACGACATCATCGAAGAGATGAAACGCATGGGTGAACTAGTCGGTGAAACCGCAGACCGGATGCTTATGGCCGGTGCCGAAGAAGTCAAAAAAGCATGGAAGCAGTCGGCTGAGATGCACAGGTTGCGGGACACCGGAGATATGATTGATTCGATTGGCTATCCGCGCCAACCCAAAACTGTATCAGGAATAAAGGAAATCGACATCTATCCGCAGGGGAAGGACAGAAAAGGCGTAAGGAACGCAGAAAAAGCCTTCTTACTGCATTACGGAACATCAAGAATCCCAGCAACGCACTGGGTAGACGATGCAGACGAGATGTCGGCTGAACCTGTTCAAAAAGTGATGGAACAGGAATTTGAAAAACTTTTAGAAAGAAAGGGATGAAAAAATGGCATATATTGGACTGAAACATCCTGTGTTTGCACCGATAGAATCCGAAACGCCGGGTTCTGTGCCGACATATGGGCAGGGGTTTATACTCGGCAAGGCGATTGAGGCAAATGTATCAATCGAGCTGAACGAAAATCCGCTTTATGGCAACGATACACTGATTGATAACGACAACAGTTTCAGAAGCGGGTCGATCACCTTAGGCATTGACGACATCAGCAAGGAGGTCTATATCGGCTGGTTCGGGGCAACGACACAAACCGTTAATGGGGTCGAAGAGGTTATTGACGGCGCTGCTTCTTCAACTCCGTATGGTGGGTTCGGGTTTTATCGCGTGCGCCGCAAGAACGGTGTGCGCTCCATCCGCGCATATTGGATTTTTAAAACACAGTGGGGTGTGCCGTCAGAGGAAGCGCGGACGAAAGGCGAGCAAATAGAGTGGCAGACGCCGTCTGTTGAAGGTACTATCATGGCGCTGGATGACGAAGGCGAAAACTGGCGCAAATGGGCAGATTTTACCGTTGAAGCAGATGCGGTGGCGTGGCTCAACGAACTTGCGAATATTGGCGAGCCAGCGGATCTGACCGAGTTGAATGCGGCCATAGCTTCGGCGCAGGAGCTTGATCCGGAAGATTACACGTCGGCCAGCTGGGTTGATGTGGCTAATGCGCTATCGAATGCTATTGCGGTCGCCAGTATGGATTCGCCGTCGCAGACACGGGTTGATAACGCCGAAACGCTGCTGACAACGGCAATCGGACTGCTGGTACCACGCGAATAAAAGGAGGCAGGGGCGGGCAACCGCCCCTGATTTGTTATGAGGGACAGAACGCGAAAAATCACACTCGGAGGGCAGGAATACACGGCCATTTTTACGACGTATGCGCTAGCCGAAGTCATAGACACGTACGGCGGCATCGAGGAAATGCGGAAGGAAATGAGGAAAAGCCGCGCTGCCGCAACCAAAATCAGTGCATGGCTCATAGCTTTGGTTGTTAATCAAGGTATTGATTATGAGCGTCATTATCGCGGTATTGACCAGCCGTACATCAAACCGGAGGATGTTCAGTTTGCACCGGTGCCTGAGTTTACGCAGGCCGAAATCATAGCGTTTGAAGCGCTTACAGAAGCGTTTGATATTGAGGGTGTCGAAGAAGATCCTGACGACGAAGAGGACGAGGTGCTGGCAGAAATAAAAAAGCCAAACGCAGCGGCGAAGAAACAGAAATAACGCCGCTGCGTCTTGTTTGGATGGCTCTTACGGCTGGAATACAGGAAAGGGACGCCTGGCTGATGACGCCAGGCAAAATAGCAAGTCTGTTTTGTATGCGGCAAAGATACGATTATATGTTGCACGGATTTGTAAAGACGAAGAAAAAGCCGAAAGGAAGTGACTGGGATTGAAGCGCGAAATCAAAACTACGCTGGCGCTTGACGGCGAGAAAGAATTTAAAAAAGGTCTCGAAGATGCGCAGCGCCAGATGCGTGTTTTGGCGTCCGAAAGCAAAGCGGTCACTTCGGCGTTTGGCGCTAACCAGAAATCAGTCGAAGCGCTGACAGCAAAAAACAGGATATTGACGCAACAGATTGACCAGCAAGAGGAAATCGTCAAAGCCCTGGAACGCGCCGTTAAGGAAAGCGCCAAGATGTACGGCGAGGCGGATGCGAAAACCGACGCATGGCGAATTAAACTCAACAATGCCGAAGCCGCGCTGAACAAAATGCAGAACGAGCTCGATGAAAACGAGAAAGAGCTCAAGGAAGCCACCGCCGCTGCTAAAAACATGGCGTCTGCTGAGGACAAAGTTGGCGACGAAGCCAAGCAGATGGGCAAAGACATTAAGGCCGCCGAAAAAGATACCAAAAGTTTTAAATCACAAATTGCTGATTTTGCTGAATCATCCGTTGGTCAGTTTGCATCTATCGCCGGTGCTATTGCGCTTGCAAAAGAAGCGTTCCAGAAACTAGGAGAGATTATAGACGAGGCGACAAATTGGGCTGACGACATACTTACCTTATCTGCCCAAACTGGCGTTGCCGTTGATACTTTGCAAGAGATGCAATACGCAGCGCGGTTTGTCGACGTTGAGGTCGAAACACTCACCAAAACCATGGCGCGGAACATCAAATCAATGAAAGCCGCACAGGACGGTACACTTCTGGCGGTAGACGCATATGAGCGCCTCGGCGTCGAGGTTCTGAACGCTGACGGTTCTCTGCGTGACAGCCAAACTGTGTACTGGGAAGCCATTGACGCTCTTGGCCGGATGGGTAACGAAACCGAGCGCGACGCAATAGCCATGCAGATATTTGGCCGGTCTGCACAGGAATTAAACCCGCTTATCAAGGCCGGTGGCGATTCGATACAGAAATATGGTAAAGAGGCAAAAGAAGCCGGAAGAACCATTGACAATATCACAGTGTTGGCGCTCGGCAAGCTGGACGATAAGCTGGAGCAGGTTGCGGCCACATCGGAGGCAACGAGCAGGAAATTTGCAGCCAATATGATAAAGGTGGCAGACTTTGCAGCCACAGCATGGGAAAAAGTACTGCAAAATCTTGACCCAATTAAAGGGAAGATGGATCAAGCGATAGCTTTT